GCCACTGATAATCCTGATGCCCGGTTAACCATTTAGACACTTCTTGACATTCATATTTGTCCAGTAAATGATCGCTACCAAAAATCAGCTCAAATTGAAGCGGCGTCTCATTATACTTGACGCCAAAATGAAGCGGTGTTATCCGGTTAGCAATGCGCTGTTCAACAATATTTGCTTTGTTGCCAAAACTCTCATCGGCCATTTTGTTGTTGCCGATATCGGCAACAAACAGCCCATACATACTTGCCGGATAACCCGCGAAAGAAAAATCGTAAGTCCTAAACATTCAACCATCCTTTCACTGGATTACGCAAACGGGAGCGCCATTCGGCGCTCCCGCATCTTACTACCTTCTAACACCAAGAATCTTAGCAATCTGATTGACCTGATCCTCAGTAACCTTCGCGTGTTGCTCAACCGTATTCTGGTCGGCGTTCGTGATATTCGTATCTCCAAATACGATATTAACCGTCTGACTGTTGTCGGTCGAAACATACTTTGTAGCAGCATTTGCGTCATTCGAATACAGTTTTGACGTACCATTACCAGACAATTTTGACATCGCAGCCTGACCACGATTGATTCGTTGCACGGAAGCGGCAAGCCCCTTATAAAACCAGCCGTTTTTTAACTTTTTACCAGAATCATTCTTGACAGTTTCGACTTCATCAAGTTCTCCGATTCCATTGTTGTACTTATACTTGTCGTATTTCTCAAACAGTTTTTCATCTGTCCCCTTTATACGCCAAGTGCCAGAGTTATCACGATAAACATATACACCATACTTCTCAAGTTCTCTTCCTAACCGGGCACTATCATCAGCGAGCCTTTTACGCTCATCCTCATCAGCAGTATGCCACGCCTCTGAATTTGCATTCATCTGCTTAACAATAGCATGGACTTTTTCTCCGTTTGTGTACTGCTCATCGTACTCTGTCTTGCCAATGGTCGTATTGGAATTACCACCAGATGAATCGTTTTTGCCGATGTCATCGTCAACCTTGTCGAGCGCGTCAACATAACTACCATATTTCTTGACAGCCTCAAGAGCGTTCTCCCACGCCTTAACAACAGTCTCGTTCAGGTCGTTGCCATACTCGGTGTTCCAATTGATAAGTTCATCAAAAAGCGTATCCCAATGCTCTTGTATATACTTTATCGCCATGTCATACTTTTTCTGATACGACGAAATGCTTTCCTCAAGTGCCTCAATCTCCTTGTCCTTTTCCTTGCCATACGCCTCGTTCATCTTGTCAAGCGCATCCTCCTGAGCCTCACGAGCATGGTCTGCCTGCTTCTCGGACATTTCGCCCTGAAGTTCTTGCATCTCTTCCATCAACTTTGCACGCTCCGCCTGTGCAGACCGGCTGTCATCAAGAGACAAGATGTCGATACGAGCTTGGAGCTTCGCCATCTCCTTCATCTTATCGGCAAGCTCTTTTTGATAATTATTCTCATTTTTAGAATCCTCAAGAGATTCTTTTTTGAGATCAATTATCTCAGAGTAAGCGTCTTTCATGTCGTTCAAAGAATCAATTTGGTCATTGATTTGTTGCGTCAGCATGCTGATAACATAATCTAAGATGCTGTCTAGCCCGTCCTTCATGTTGTTCAGGCTGTCTGACAAAGCGTCCGACGATTTGCCGATGCTATCAACCGCACTGTCAGCGAGAGCACGCAACGCATTGATATTAGCGAGAGCTGCCTTGCGCTGTTCCTCTGTGAGGTCAAGCATACTGAGATTGGCATATACCAGCCCCCACGTTGCGTTCGTCGTTTCCTCGGTCGCATTCAGCAACCGATTCATCGTCTCTACATCGTCGTTCTGCTTGGCAATTCTCAAGGACTCAACGTAAGTAAGCGCCGTCTCAACAGCCATCTGTTGTGTTCTCGCCGCAATGACTTTCTTGATACGTTCCTCGTTGATGACAAGGTTGCCGTTCTCGTCCATGAGATAAGCGACGTACTCCATGCCGAGGTCGATAATGCTCTGCAAGGTGTCAATGGCGATATACCCGCTCTTGGCATACTCATCCGCCGCATTATGAAGCGTCTCGTACACTTCCTGAATGGAGTCAACGGCCTCAGACTTGTTCTTGACCATCGTCTCAAGGAGATTCTGGATTTCCTCACGAGCATCTTTGATTTTCGTCTTGAGGTCGGCAAAATCATTCGCGCTATCCTGATTAGACTTATTCAGATCTTCGAGCGTCTTTATGTGCTCTTCGGTGCTCTTGCGGAGATCGTTCGTCGCCTCTTGCAGCGTGTCAAAATCACCCGCGCTGTCCGCAACAAGGTCGTTGACGTGTTCCATGTTCTCCACAAAGAACTCGTTCTTTTCTGCGTTATACTCAACCGCAAATCCCATGTTGCGCAGTTCCTCTGCACCGGATGCAAGCGTTTTCTTGCGCTGATTATTCAGATTGACAAGCGCATCCTGCTCACGCTCGTATGCTCCAATGAGCACCTGTTGCATGAGCAACTGCTCTTCGAGATTGTCTGAAAGATTGATTTTCTGCTGAATCTCATCAACCTTTGCCTGAGTACGAGCAAGACGTTCCAAAGCCTCACGATACTCGTCAATGCTGGCGATGTATTCCTCAACCTCTTTAGTGCTAGAGCTAGATCCTCCGCCAGAACCACCTTTTGAGCCACCGCCACCACTAGAGTTGCCATAGCTACCAAGCGGTTTGTTCTTCAAAGACTCAAGGAGGGCAATCTGCGAATCAATTTGAGCAATCTGTTGCTGATATTTTGAAATATCAAGCTGCAAATCTGAGGTGAAATCATCAAGCGACGTTTGGGTAGCCTTATAGGTGTAATTAGTTCCGTCAAAACTACCGCTCGTTAGGTTGAGATCAATCGACTTGCCAGATACAGCGCCTGTCGCTCCACCGACTACGGCGTCCATACCTCTTTCTTCGCCGCTGCCAATTCCAGCAAAAGCCTTTGCGGCTTCATGGCACTGTTTGGCGAACGATGCTACGCTCGACTTACCCGACGCCATGTTCTGATAAATGGACTGTGCCGCGTTATAAGCAGCAGCGTTGAAATTCCCATTGACATCCGTACAAACTTCCATCGCCACACGGTCAAACTCTTCCGTGTTTTGAGCCATAGCAGCAGCCGCAAGACGCCATGCATCTGCTTCTTGTACTCCGTTGTCAATGAGTGCTTGAGCCATTATGTTACCGGTATTGATACGATACTCAGCGACTTCCTTGGAAATTTGCCCCTCGCCTTCGCCAACATTTTGTGCAATTTCAAGTTCTGCCTGAGCAAACGCCATTTTGCCTTCAAGAGATGCTTTCTTAGCCTGAAGGTCTGCAATCTCCGCATCAATGGCCGCATTAACCTGTTCTTGTTTGCCGCTGATAAACGCATCAACGACGCCCTGATTCAACGTCACCTGACCATCAGCGGATACGGTTGCATTCGCAAGAATCTCAGGGTACGCCTCAGCAAACTCACGCGCCTTGTCGGCAGAAATTGTGAAGCTGTCCGCGACTGTATTCTGAATCGACGCGATTTGCTCAAGTACGCCAGAGCATGTGTCAAAAGTGCTTAGGATGCCAGACCACGGGCTTGGCATATTATTCAACAACCGGTTATTCTCAGCAATCGCCGCATTGTTCTTTGCGATTTCGGCTGTGTAGTCCGAAATCGCAAGAGTGCTGCGTTTATCATTGGCATTTTTCAGGTTATCAATATGCTTTTGAAGTTCATTATTGGATGCCTCAAGCGCAGCAGTTTCTTCTCTAATGGCATCTGCCTCAGCCTTATTCGCAGCATCAACAGACGTAGACGATGCCTCGCTCATCACATCCTTGACGGTGGACATGGCAGCGCTGAAGGAGTCAGTCGCGTTCGTTGCATTTTGAGCCGCATCGGCATATTGCGGAAATGTCTGATTGGCCACTTCAGTCAGATATTGCTTATACTGATCTGACGCACCCGCCATGTTGTTGATAGACGCGATAAAGGAATCGAACGTCTCTTGAGAATTGACCGTCGTTTCCTTGAGCATATCAGATATTTCAATGACAGCATCATTCTGCATCTGATTTGCAACCGCAGAATTATACTCATCAACGATACTTTGATAGAGATCAATTTTACTCTGGATGTCATTCAAGAGCTGAGAGTTCTCGCTCTCATCCGAGCTACGCCATTCATCCGAACTTAAAAGCGTATCTTGAATTTCTTTATAGATATTGACCATACCGGCCGCATCTTTGTTCATTGCCGCCCAGCTCACGTCAATCTTGTTGTTGACATCCAATAGAGCGCTACCAGAATAACTAGCTTCTTTAAGTGCCTTGTTCAGAGCCTTGCTATTTGCAAGCTCGATATCCGCTCCCATAGAATACGGATTGTCAATCGTTTTAGTGCCAGCGCCCTCAGTAAGAGCACCTTGATTGTACTTGTTTGTGGCACTTTCCACCTTCGTCTGAAGCGCATTTGCATTCTGTTTCGCCTGTTCAGCAGAGATGTTTTTGAGCTTGGAAACCTCGTCATCCAGCTTGCCATTCACAAGGTCAAGGTTGTTTGCCTGAGAGCCAACCAACTCTGTAATCTGGTCTTGGATGCTTCGGGCTTGCTCACGAGAAGATGCGTCAAAATCACCGGCAGAAGCAAGTTTGCTGTACTGCGCAATAAGGTCGTTCAATTGTTCGCGCTGATCGTTTGCGGCGCTAGCAACGTCATTGACCTTTTGCTCGTTTTCCTCAGCAGCCTGTTTTGCTTTTTCTTGAGCATTGCGAATCGCATTGATGCCAACAGAGGCAATCGTTGTGATGGCGGAAATGATTGCCACAGGACTGCTGATGAAGTTCTTTGCAGCAGCCTTAACAGAAAGTGCCATATTGGCAGCCCACTCTTTAAGAGAGGCGGAATGACTTCTAGTAGCCAACTCAGCGGCCATTTGCTTCTGTTGTTGTTTCGACAGGGACTTGCCAAAATCAGACGCGGCGATTCTTGCTTCTATTTCAGCCTGAGCATACTTTTTGTCAGCCTCAATACCAAGTTGTTGAGCAATAGTAACCTTATCAAGGTTGTACTTTTTGGCGACGAAAGCTATTTTTTGCTCGTTTGTGCTACGAAGTAAATCAAGATTGGACTGAACGCTATTTCGCTCTTCCTTTGTGAGTGCAGCCGTGCTAAGTAGTACCTGCTGTTGCTCCGCAGACAAGCCAGCCAAAGCAGCAGTATATTCATTTACCTTGGCAGTATCAACCTCATCAACAACAGACCCGGTAACAGCCGTTCCACCAGAGGCATTCGGTGTCTTATCCGTGTATTCGTTATTAAGCGCCTCTATTTGCGACTTCGCACTTTTTAATACTTTAAGTGATGCCAATCATTACAATATGATGCCGACCAAACATTATATTGTTTCAAACTAATGTGCGAGTTGACAAATAAGAGAAAACGTGGTAATCTTAGTAACTAATACAAAGGATGTGAGACTATGGCATGGGAAGATGTTGTTAGCAATATAAGCCGTCACTTAATAGGAGATGTATGCCCACAATGCAAGCGTGCATGGGTTCCGGGGCATAAATGCCCATACTGTGGTTATTCTCCAAAGATTGTAGCGTGCCCAAGATGCGCAGACATACGAACGCCGTCAATAGCAGATAAAAAAAAGCTCATGTCCGATCCTAAGAAGCTAACTTGCTTCGACCGATGTGAATGCGAAATACCGTACATTGAGTTGGATATGACATACGATGAGTACAACAAACTTTTTTATTCGAATTATAAGACAGAAACATGGTGGCCAAGTAGATGGATAGCATCTGCAAAAATTCTAGCAAAACACGCAGCTAATAGACACGTATTTGAAACAATATTTGACAAGTCACAACTAGATACAGAATCAGATGAATACAAATTTCATTACGCTCTCATGTATCCAGAGTCAGAAGAAAGCATAGAGCGATATAAGCAATATGGCGGAATTGAAAACTATTACTTTCCGCAAAACCCGGACGCTACTTCTCGTCCCAAGCACGTTCCAAAATGCCCCATCTGCGGCTCTGAAAATCTCACGCGCTTGACCACGATGAAGAAGGCTGCAAAAATTGCGCTGGTGGGAATTTATGGACTTGGAGATTGTGGGAAGACGTGGAAATGCAATAATTGTGGCAGTAAGTTTTGATATGACAAAGGCGAGGCCGTTTGGCCTCGCCTTTTGTTTGTGTTTTCTAAATGTTAATCGGAACTTCCATAGGCTTTCATCTTCACATTTTGAGCATTGCCTGACAGTCTATCGTAGTTTCTTTGGATATCTGCCAATGTCCTAGCAGATTCTGCTTGCCGTTCCCTAACAGCTCGGAGTTGTTCATCAGTGACGTCCATATTAACAAAAATCTTATACCCACTACGAGTTTGTCCGACCGGAGAAACGACTTTCACAGAACGACTTTTGTTGCTCCCATTAGGCATTGATCGTGTCCGTCTTTTCATTGATACACCTCCTCTTTAATATATGCAATTTCGTATACAACACGCATCATTTTTCTATACGCTTCTGACAACTGTGAAAATTCTTTTTTAATTTTTTGTGGGGAGTCTATAACAGCATCATAATAAGCAATAATTTCGATCAACCCATTAGCGCCTGATTTATGATTGATAATCGGAATCGCCATATACTGATTATAAAAGAAATCTGCGTGCCGACAAGCCTCTTTGTCTAAATTTTCGATATACTCATTTTTATCTAACTCGTTCCACCCTGCCCAATAATAATTTATAAGCATATCTTCCCATGTGCTTAGGATATACTTCTTTTTGCTATCTCGCAGACAATAAGTGAAATAGTAGTCTTTAATAAGAGGGTCATCGATAAACACAGGCTTAAATAATCCGTATAGAAACAGAGGATTATCCATTAACGTATCGACCATTTCATCTTGACTAGCAGCGACCATCTCTACAGTTCTATTGTTTTTATCATATTCATAAATGTACACGGCGAACCCGTTAGAACCGGAACGGTGCTGGCAGCTTTTTACAATGCCGCTTGCGCACGCATTTGCCAGAGATTCAAAAGAGGCGTCTCCGTCTTTTACTTTCTTAAACATCGTAATCGCTGTTGACACAAAAAAATCATATGCATCTTGTAGATGTTTTTCGGCTCCTTGCAACTCCGTCCTTGCCTCGTCGTATACAGATTGCCAAAACAAAAGAAAAATACCAACAAGAATAACAAGAACAGTAATGACCCCTTCTACCCATGATTGAGCAGTATTATTGTTCAAGCTCAACAGCGAACACAACAAAGATAAAGTAACGGGAGCAACAAACATAAATGCAACAACAAGATTAGAGTACATTTTGAATTTATGTTCACATCGCGTGAGTCTCATCTCGGGTAGAATACTGGCATTCATTTTGTCAACAACTTTGCTAGCGCAGGCATCGACCAAAATCATCGCGGATCCCCCTTGTTTAAGTATTACAACCATAACCTACAACTTTTTTATAAATTGTCAATACAAAAGTGGGATTTTTCGAGATTTTTGTTATTACATACCGTCTTGTGTATTCATTATACCATTATTATGTTTGATTGGTCAACCACTTCAATTAACACAAAACCCATGCTATAAGCATATGTCATTAGCGACATAATTTGTATAGGCAGATTCGTCACCATTGCATTTCTGGACAATAAAAGTTCCCAATTTCTCGTTTTTAGACGTTTCCATTACACCATCAGCATAGGAACTATATGTCCCCAACACAGCTTCATCTTTTATTGCAAGGAAAGAATCACCATACTCTTTAAATAAATCGGAATAATTAGTCAAGAACCACTTATATTCATTTTCTATCATACAACACCTAAACATTGCCACAAATCGCGTTCTTTTGCACGGATGCTATTTGGCATCCGCGTTTAGATGCAACGCCGATCTCAACCAACTTCTCAAATTCTGCCCATGCAGATTCATACCCGTCACAAACGCTTTTGTCAAACACGCTTGCATCATACGCATCGTTCAATACCACCAGTTACACCTATCCTTTATTTAGATGAGCCACCTGCGGCAACAGATGGCTCATCAGGCATTCAGAGAAATGTTGTTCCCAGCAACGTCTCTCTGCCAATTTGTGAGCCGTCTGTTCCAGCAGACGGCTCGTGCGTTTGTGAAGCACTGCTTCAGCGACTCACTATAGATCACTATTTTGGTCGGCGGCGTGACCCGCCTGTAATTTTTACGCTTTCGCGCTGATTTGGAATACCCCTTCACGACTCATTAAGCCGTGCAGCCATTATACTCTCTGAACGTTCTCATGCGAACATGAGCTTCGCTGCGGATTCCTTTCGGTTCCCGGAGTGGAATTACAAAACCACTCGCCTTTCGGCCAATTTCGGCTGTTTTGCCAATGCTCCCTTACTGCGGCTCACGCCGCCAGCTCGTTCCGTGTCACCACCAGAGCATATGTGGGCACATCATGAAAACCCGTCATTTTGGGTCTACCCACAGAGCGAATGAATTGAACGCCAAGTACACCAGCAGATACCGTGCCAAGTGTGCCAAGGCTCTTCGTGATAGTCTGCACAACGCCAGACATATCCGTCAGAAGGTCAATCACATTCTTGATCGTTCGCGTGTCATAAAGATTTTGAGCAACGCCAACCCAAGTCTCTTTCAGCGCATTCAGTTTGAACACGATGGAGTCTTGGGCACGCTCCAACTCTTTTGACGCGCTGCCAGCAGAGCCTGCCATAGCGTCCATAGCCTTCTCTGCCTGCTTAAAGTTTGAGATAAGTGCCGCACCGACCTGGGCGCGTTGCTTGCCGAATAGCTTTTCGAGCAACTGCGCTTGATTTTTATCGCTGATTTCATTCCAGATATCTGCGATATCTTTCAGAATATCATAAGTAGAACGATAAGTGTTTGGATCGTCGGCCTCAAACAAGCTGATTCCCTGATTATTATTGCTTGCTACTTTCGTCAAATTAGCAATATCGCCTGTGATTTCCTTGAGGTCATCAGAATATGTTTCAGTTTCCTCGTCGTAACCTCTCAGGCGCATAGAAATCGTCTTCAAGGCATTGCCGACCTGCGAAGAATCTCTCGTAATCTCCGTAGCCGCAGTAGCCAACGCGACAGTCTGCTCAAACGTGTTATTGGCCGCAGCCATTGCGGATGACGATCTAGTAAGTGAATCAACAATATCAGCATTCGATACAGCAAAATTGTTGCCGACTTCGTTTATCTTAGAAATAATTCCGTCAAGAGAATCGTTAACGTCCAACTCCTTGAACGCCTTCAGCATACTGACAAGACCATCAGTTGCCTCGGTCAAATCAAGATCTTCAGACACCGCAGAGAAAATAGCAGAGTTCCGTGACAACGTAGACGCCTCGTCAAGCGAGTACCCCAGACGTGCCCAGTCTGCTGTCTGCTGAATGATGTCCTTTGTAGACGCACCGAGTTCCTTAGCAGTCTGGTTCGCCGTATAATAGAAACTGCGATACTGCTCTTCCGTCGCATCAGTCGTTTTCTTCAGGTCAATAAGCGCATTATCGAGGTCTTTAACAACATCGAATCCCTCTCTGAGCGTTTGCCACGTCTTAAAGATAATAGTTGTTGCGCCAATCCACTGAGAAACCTTAGCGAGGTTGTTCTTGAAAACATCACCAAGTGATAGTGTATCTTTACCAGCAGCTTTAACCTCAGCGCGGAATGCGCTTAACTGTGCTTTCCACTTTGAGAAATCGGCTTGGCTGTTTACACGGCCAAGACTGACTTTCAACTGGTTGAGTTGCGCGTTAAGACCGGGGTCGTTTTTAAGCGCGCTCCACTTTGTTTCAATCGTGATTAGGTCTTGCTTCGCTTTGGCAAGCCCAGACTCAAAACGAGAATCGGCAACATCAAGCCTCGACAATTTTTCGAAATGCATTACCTCGGACGTGCAATCCTCTAAAATTTGACGGAGCTTTTCATAAGCGGCTATTTTGCCTTGGTCATCTAGCTTGCCACCGTTAACTGCTTTAAGTTGCCTGTCCAATTCTGCGATATTTCCAGCGAGTTCTTTTGACGGATTCCCAAGAGCAGAAAACCGTGCCTGAAGTTCCGCAACCTTTTGCGGCATTGACGCCATTTCGTTATTGATAATCGTAACAGCATCTTTTACTCTGCCTTCTGCAACAGCGAGTTCATAGTTTTGTTGGACAATCTTTTCGTCATGCTGTGATCGTGCTTTTGCAGCAGCAACGACTTCTGGCGAAAGATGAGCTTGAATCCTGATTTCTTGCGTAATTTTTGCTTGCTCTGCTTCAACACGAGCCAGCTCCGTCGCCATAATCTGATACTCTTCAGTCCCCTGACTCGTTCTGGCCATCTTTTTCCTTATTTGCGTAGCTCTGCCACGAGCTGAAAGCAAGGAATTGTATTTCTGAATAACGCCAGTAACCTGAGCATCAAAACTCTTGACCTCAGCACTCAGAGTGCTAAATTGATTGAGATATTTTGTCAGCGTAGCTCCATCCGAAGCCCCACTCAGTTCGTTATGAAGCCTATCAATTCTGGATGCAAAATCTTGCGTCAAATTGCCCACATTTGCGAGTTTTGTTTTATAGGCATCTAACTTGGACAATTCCTCATCTCGAATCGTCACAACATCTTTCGTGCGCAACTTTGTCGGAGCGCGCTCTAATGTACGATACGCTTCACCAAGCGCTTTTGCATTGGCAATGAGTTCGATGATTTCTCTCTGTTGCTCTCCACTCAGTGCACCGCTTGCAGCTTTAAGTGCAGCAATTTTGTTATTGATTTCTGCAACCTTAGCACCAAACGATTCAAGCCTCGCCGGATCAACAATCGGTTTCTGCGAACTCTGGCCAGTGTAAGAAGCATTGATTTTATTTATCTCAATTTGCTGTTTTGAGAGAAAATTCAAGCGGGACTGGTTGTCTTTTTCGACCTGCTTGGCTAATGCCGCAGCAGACTTACGTTGTTGCTCCAAATTGAGCGTAACGTTTGTCATCGTTGTGCTGATTTCTTGTGTTTCCGCATCATACGTCTGCAAATAAGAAACAGCCTTACCAGTCTCATCTGCCCCCTGAATTGTTAACGCTAAAAGTTGTCGTTCACTATCAGCTACCTGTTTCCAACTACCACTAACTCTATCAATACGAATGCCCATCTTGTCGATTTGCTCGACCATGCTATTCGTAATTGACGAATCGACGTGCAGGCTACCAAGTTCCGTTTGCAATTTTGCAATCGACTCTTTGTCTAGCCCCAACTTGACGCCGACTTTATTGGCGGCGACCTTTTGATTGATTTTTTGTGCAAATGCACCTGCTTGCGCGCTAACTGCGCTATCATCAAGCGCGATTCCGACTTTAATTTTACTCGACTGATTTACCTTGTCGGAGATGCTTGGCAGTTGTGCCGCTATTCGTCTTGATGACGCTTCTTCATCTGCCTCAAGCACGCTTGTTACAACAACTTCCAATTCATCGCTCATTAAATCACCACCTTATTAGAAAAATAAATCGTCTAGATTTTCATCAGAGTTGCCAGTTATTCTCGACTTGACACCTTGACGCTTTAGACCATTTTGCAGAGCCAAAACATGAGAGCCAACGTATCGAAGATGCCGAATCGTAGCCTCAGTAAACGGCCTTGGGTTCATATATGCGCCATTAGACTGGACCGTTGTGTTAGTTGAACTAACTTACTGCTTCATAGCATCCCCGTTCGTCGTGACTACTTGGGTTCGTTTGACGCTCCACAGCTTGAAGGCGCAACGACGCCTTGAGGTTGTAGCCCCTCTGCATTTTAGGCTACATACCTACTTAGATTGATAGCGGCGTTGTAGTCGCGGTCTATCTCCGCACCACACTCTGTACACACGTATACCCTGTCTCTGAGTTTCAAGTCGTGCTTGATCGCACCACAGCAAGAACAAGTCTTGCTACTTGGATAAAACCTATCCACCTGAACAAACTCAATTCCGTTCCATTCGCACTTATACTGCATCTGTCTAATGAACTCACCAAAACACTGCTCCTGAATCACTTTGCTTAGATGACGGTTCTTCATCATTCCTGTCACATTCAGGTCTTCCATAACCACTCTTTTTGGGAGCAGTGACACAAGATCATGCGTCGTTTGGTGAATGTAGTTCGTGCGAATGTTGGTCATTCGTGCATACATCTTTCTGAGGCGTTCCTCACTTCGCATTATGTTGTTCGTCTTGACAAACGTATTTCCTTTACGATTTTGCTCATACTTTCTGGAAATACTGCGCTTTAGATACCGCATCTGTTTTTCAAGACGCTTCATCTTTGACGTTTTGTTGATATTGCGATATGTTATTTTCGTCCCGTTAAATTCCGCTATCGCTAAATCTTTTACTCCTAAATCTATACCCATTGAAATATCCGTCAACACAAGCGCTTGGCTCTCGCACTCCATGCCGAAAGATAGCATCCATTTGCCATTTACATTTGAAATTCGCGGATTCGTAAACTTGTGCCCACGCCCTTGCGGCAGGTCAAAATCTGTTTTGTATTTGATTTTACCTACTTTTTCGATATACACAAGTTTATCAGAAAACCAGATGTTTGCTCTCGCAGGGTACGTCGCCCTGCTACGCTTTCGGCTCTTGAATTTCGGGAAACGCGAAATCTTCTTGAAGAAACGCTTATATGCTTTATCAAGATCGCGGCAAACAGCGACAAGTGACATATTCGACACTTCGCATAACCACTCGTGTTCTCCGTCCTTCTTCAACGGCGTCAGCAACTTTATCATGTCGAATGCAGATAAATGCTTCTCGCCATTCGCGTATTGTTCTCTCTGATACGCAAGCATGTAGTTCCAAATGTATCGGCAAGCTCCTATGTGTTTCCACATTAGAGCCTCTTGCTCTTTCGTCGGGTATAGTCTTATTTTATAAGACTTAATCATCGTTGCACCTCCCTTCGTTAGTTATAAGGGAGATTCCTTATCGGTTCGCTACACCGCAACCGGCTTTCACCGTCCAGTGCTTTCGCTCTGGCGCAGACTATATCTTCATCCTCAAGAAATCTCTTCCGTCCGAAAATATTATGCATTTCGGATAATTCACTATTATATTACCTTCTTTTTCCTTCTTTGTCAAGAGGTAATTTGAGATTCCTTGATGGGATGCCCACCACTTCGGACGGCCTATCGCTTGCCGTCCTACTCCCTTCAGGGATAGTCGTTGAACCTTCCTCTTTTCGAGGCTTGGCTGCTGATTGCCCATTATTCTAGCGTTTAGGTTTTAACCTTGCGCCATGCAACCGCTTCTTTCTACTTTCGTCGCCATCACGCTTAGAGTTGTTCACTCTTACGTTGTGGCGCGGTTGCCTTTAGGGGTTTCCAGCATTTCAATGGGTTTTATTTTTCGAACATATTCCTATGAACGTGACCTATTGCAACACGTATCGTGTGTTACATCTAAGCCAAGGTCAGTGCCAACATTGAGTTCATAGTCGGTCACTGCCGTCAAAAGCCACTCCCTTTCCAGCCCTTCTGGAATATCGAATTTTGTCTGCGGCATTGAATGGAACTGGACTTCCACATCTTCAAATTTCACCATCAACACCACGCCTTTCTAAGCGGAAATCTTACAGCGATGCGGTCGATGCCAGTTCTCGCAGAGCATCAACCTTCCACGCTGCCACGCTATCAGAACCAACTTCTTCCGCCAATGCAAGCAGTGTCTTTTTCTCGGCGTTTGTCTTCACAAGTTCGTTAAGCCGCGCATGAAATTTTGCCTTTGTATTGATAGCAAGCAGACCCTTAACCGCCTCGGCGTCCAGTTGAACCGGATCCAGCGGCGCACTTTCGTCAAGGCCAAAAAGCTCACGACGTTGTGCCTCATCGACAATCTGGATTCTTGCATGGCTGCCAAGACCGTCCTCGCCAGTGAACATTTTATTGTCCACCTGAATCTGGGACTGAACCTCATCAAAAGACAGCAGAGCAAAATTCTTTGCCTTGCGAGGAATCATAACGGAGCCGACACCATCAATTCTCGAAAAATACAGCGGCCAATCGCAAAGATTATTCACGCGCACATTGTTTTTTGCCATTAAGAAATATCCACCTTAATATTAAATTTGCGCGGGGGTTATTTGCCCCGCGCATTGAATGAACGGCCGTTAAGCGGCCAAAGATTAGAGGGTCGGAACCGCAAAGTTAGTGTCGGACAGGAGGCCAATCTGGTCTTCCATACCCTCAGCAACGCCAGCACCAATCTCGATGTCGAAGCGGGTAAGATGCTGACGGGTCACGATATCCTCGCCGGTCATCGTGGTCATACCGCCACGCTGGAAAATCTGAAGCGGGGACACATTGCCCTTCGGAATGAAGAACATAAGACCCTCCGGCATATACAGCTCGTAGGAACTCTTGTCCGCATTCAGCTTCGTCCAGTTGAGAGCGTTAGGCGTCTCAACAACAGCAGCGCCATTGTACATGGAGATAAGGCCAGTCTTGTTGATCTCATCGGTCAGAGCCTCAGAGCCAAAACGCACAGTCTTGGCATCGACTGTCTGGAAGCCAGCAAATCCGTTGAGCTGCGACACGACAGAGTAGTCGCCGCAGATAGCAACCTTGCCATAACGACGCATGACCTTCAGCATATCGTCAACAGCAGTCTTGGCAATACCGCTAGACTCAGCAAAGTGCTTCACGCCCTTGGCATTCTTCAGCGCGTCATACAGCTTGGCGATGACATAGTAAGTAGCCTTGTTCATCATATCAGTCTGCACCTGAGCCATACCCTCAGCAACAGAACCGTCAAAGTTGCCGGACTGAAGCTCACGATAGTCAACCGCAAAGCCACCAGAGATGCACTGGGTGGCAATCGGGTACTCACGGTAGTTCAGAGCCGCGAACGGCACATCGCCGCTAGAAGCCTGGAAGCGGCTATCAACGCTCTCGTAGTTATAGGTCTTCATATACGGAGCCTCGTTGAAGCCGATGCGCTTAAACGAACCCATGAAGTCGAACAGACGAATACGCTCAAGCAGCTTCGGCTCGATAGCAAAGCGAATAATCGCGTTCATCTCAGAGACGGCCACGGGATCGTTAGCCATCGCACGAGAGCTGATTTCCTTAATCTCATTCACAGCCTTGTCAACGAGTTTTCCGTCAACAGAGGGAGTCTTGCCAGAGGCAAGAGCAGAGAAAACCTCAACGATAGGAGAGGTCTTTTTCACACGGTCAGTGGCAACGTCAGTCACGTTGTTCACAGTATTGATTTCAAAAACACTGTTCATTATTTCATCCTCCAATCAATTTAGTTCCGCTTAGGCGACGCGGATGACCGCGAGGACGCCAGCGCCACGATACGCAGTCAGGCCGATAATCTCAAAGTAGACCTTGTAGCCGTCAACAGAAGTAGCCTTTTCCAGCTTGCCGCCGACACCAAACACGAGCTTGTCAGCCACGGCCAGCTCAGAATACTCGGTCGTAATCTCAGGAGCCGCGAACTCAATCTCAAGGTTGGCAACCGAGGTCAGGTCATCAGCACGGACATACTCATCCTTGAGCACGGCAACAGAATCCTCAAAGCTGTGTGCTTCGGGACGATCATTGATGTTGGAAACGATACGGAAGCAACCCTTCGCCTCGTCGGCGTTCGCCGGGAGCTTCGCGCTCTTCGCAACGCGGTCAAGAATAACGCCCATGCCGACAGCCATGTCAGCAGCGGCCTTGCAATACGGGACGTTCTGCACGCCCTTAAAAGCGCCAATAGTCTTGTATTTCATGGTAAATTCCTCCTATTTTTAATTAAAAGACAGAAGCGTCTTCGGACTCGTCAGAGCCATTAGAATCTTCGACGATAGAAAAAACGTCGATCTGAGAATTGATTTCATTCACTTTCTGCTCACGAGACTTACGAACCATCTCCATGCAAATCTTGCCGATGATGCTGTTAATCTCGATGCTTGCCGGGTCAGCCTGATAAGCCTCAATTTCGGCCTTAGCAATCTCACGCTGCTCGGCGGTATACGGTTCAAGAGCGGAGTTCAGCTCATTCAGCGCCTTCTCCTTCTCCATCGCTTCGATTTTCGCGTTGGCCTCAGCAAGACCAGCCTCCTGAGCCGCACGAGCTGCCTCAGCAGTAGTGAAGTCAGCGTGCAGACGCTCAATCTCCGCGTCCTTCTCTGCAATGTCGGCTCTCAGTTGGTCAATTTCAGCCTGTTTCTCCTGAACCTTGGCAATATACTCGTCCCACTTAGAGTTGGACTCGACAACGGCAGAATTGATGATCTCGGTCAGTTCATTCTTCATGTTCTCATCCATTTGTTCTCGTTCTCCCTCCTTGCTTGTTTGTTTGCTATTTAACTCCATGATGATTGCCGAATCATCAGCCGGTTTAATACCAAGGATGGCGTAGCCGCTGTAATCGTAAAACTGCGGCACACGCCCTTTCTCCTTCCAGCCATCGGAGTAAATAATGTGATTATCATTTTCAGGCTTACCAACAATTTCGACAGAACCCTTTACGACAGATTCCTTCATGCTGTTTCTAAGCCATTCAACGAATTTAGGATAACGCATCTCATCCAGCGTACCCTCTGCAATTAAAACGCGCTTCGTTTCACCGTCAATTTCAATGTCATCGATATAAGAGCTATCAAAGTGCCCAACCATCGTCGCATCTTCAAAAAGCGGCAAATTATCTTTGATGTCAGTCAGGCCGTGCCCATACGGTGCGTCCCTATCCTCTGTCAAAAACTCTGCCACAATAGACATACCATTGATAGACTCCATGTTATCCTTGACGTATTCTTCATTCCACGAGATGCCATTATGCTGATAATGCGAGGCGTCCGGGTGAATCTCATGAAGCACAACTTTAATCGGTCTGCGCCCACTAATCGTCTGCTGATTGGCAACCTCATAAATGGGCGTCATCCTTTCCAACACATCCTGCAAATTCCCTCACCCCCTCACTTAGCTTGATGGTGACGGGCTTGCATTCCCGTTGTTGGCTTGTGTAGACGCACTGCTCGGATTCGTAGCCGGTTCTCCATCAGAGCCGTCCACATCATGATCGGGCGCGTCTTTCCCCGTGACTGTAAACGACGTCTTGTGCACCGGGTACTTGTTTTCAAAGTCTTCCGCCAGCTCAAAGTCCATAAGCGACAGATAATCGTCCGCGTTCATGCCGATGGACGCAATCCACGCTTGCAAGCTGCCCTTGCCTCTCGAATACAGATCGGCAAGATTCTTTACCATCTTGTCACGGTTAATAAAAGTAACGGGCAAGACGCGGAACTCAATGTTGTACGTCTTGTCCTGAATAATATTGTAGTTAATACACTTGTTAAGCTCTTCAACGATGGCTTCAATCCACGTGTACACATTCGTTGCAACGATTTCCATGTTCAGCGTCGCAGTCGCATAGTTACCACTTGAACTACCGTTCAGCGCCGCCGCAGAGAAACCAATGTCCTCGTTCACGTCCTCTTTAATTGCATTCTCATTCTCTTCATCAAGCAGAGAAATATCGACAGGAAGTCTGTCCATCTTTGTACCGGATGCTAGCGAGAAGAACGAAACCCCTGTGCCATTCGCACGCTGCGTAAGCGCCTGTTTTACCGTGTCGTGCTGCGCCTGCTGTTGTGCCTGCGTTAGAGCAGATGTGCCTTTGTCCTTGCCCTCCGGGAACGTCTCGTAATAAATTTGATTGTTCACCGTGTCAAGCACGCGCCGCTTCGTATCCACGAAGTATTTAGCATAGTCAATGTCATCAAGGGCTGCTACTGCGAACGGGACACCATACGGGTCGCTCTGCTCACACTTGATTTTTGTTGCAATCGTTTTACGCCAATCAAGACGCGCCCAACAAGCGCCATTGGCAAATTCCTGCGCAGTATACTTTTGGTACGCATCACGAATCTGTTTCGGAAACGCTTGCAGTTTCCGCTTACGGGTGTCCTCGTCTGTCATTTCATCAAAATACCGGAGATCAAACGCTAACTCATAACAATTATTGCGGCGACCAACGATTCGCGTATATTCAATCGGTAAAGGAATTACCGTTGCATTTACACCAGTTGCATTGATTTCTGTGATGTTGCTCACATCAACATCACTCAGCATAGAACTTTGCACGGGATTCGCAGTCTTTGTCTCCATGTACGCGACATACATACCGTCTTTCGCATCACGAAAAATCGCATCACGAATTACTTCTTTGTATCGCAGCGAACGCAAAACGCTATTCATCTTATCCGCCTGCGCTTTATAACCGTTCCTTTTTGCACCATGCTTTTTCGGCCTCGCAACCACGACATAATCAAGTGAATGGAGGCTTGCTAGACTGTCAATCGCCGTTGTGACCGTGCCATTTGAGTAGTACGCCCACTGCGACCACTGGCGAAGTTCCTTGATATTATGTTGTGGGTCTTTCGCCATGCGCAGAACATCGTCCGTAGAATACGGAGCTGATTTACGCCGGTTGTATCCAACCATCATCAGATAGGCGGAGCCGATTTCTGTATTCCAGTTGTTGCCGTCAGCCGGTAACTGAATGCTCTGCTGTTCACTTACGTCCTGCACAGCCTTTTCAGGTTCAGAGCCAAGGCCAAAAAGCCTTGCCCAAAAACTGTTTGCCAAAAGCATTTCACCCCCATTCTTTAGTTAACAAGTGTCAAAAATTCATAATCCGAGTTGTCTGCGAACAAATCCTTTTCCAACAACTCAGCAAAGTAATTACCATACGACAAGGACGTATATCTATCCTTGCACATACCAGAGCGTTCCTCTATTTTGATGGCATTTGTCTGCCCCATCAGCGTATACTCAAGCGCAATCATCTCATTGATAAGAGCGCTGGTTTCAAGATAAGGACGCTCATAAAAAAGCTGCGTATCCACATCCGCAGTCGCATATTCAGGCACATATCTCTGGATTTCTTCAATGCCCTCCTGCTGGTTAATAAGCAGCTCACACATCTTATTCTGCAATGTTGTTCTCATACAAACAGCAATTTCGCTGTTCATCTTCAAACTCGCCTTGATTGAGAAAAGCACCGGCCGCTGTCCGGCAATGACACAACGTGCAGCCAAGTCCTTGTCGTTCATGCACGTCCACGGCGGATACTCAACATTGCGCTCTTCATCATAAAGCACCTTGGCAAGAGAGTCGTATATACTTACCATTTGTTATCCCGTTGGCTTTTTATCCCACGGCTCTACCGGTTGACTTCCCGATAGATCAGCATACCTTTTTGCCATGACTCAAGATGAGTTTTAGGCAGCGCGAACTCGTGCAGACGTTATATTCCGACAAGTCGGGTTCAGTCTGTATGCGTTGCGTGTGACCACAGCGTTACCCATGGCCTTCCACTCGGATTGGCCTCTCAGCTTCCCCGCTTTCTTTCGCGCTTTGTCAACACACGTTTCCGTGTGAAGGGGCATAAGTATACCCGCATTTCTGGTATCAAGCACGCAGTAATCTGCATCAAAGTCCGTAAACAACTGTTTGATTCTGATTGCCTGCTTGCTCGTTTCAAACTCTGTCTGTGCTTCAAGATAAACGACTTGACGGCGATACCCTTGCTTGACAGCAACATGGTCGCCGCTTACGTCAGACGATTTATACTCTTTGCTCTCAGGCAAAAGCCTGATGCACGTAAAAATAGAGTTGTCGTTGCCACTACCGCCCTCTGGGGCAATATCGCACGAAACGACTCTGACCTCTCCCTCTTGCTTCGGGAGAATATATTTGTTTTTGACTCTGCTTGCTACATCCACATTCCGACGCGGATAAAACGGTCGTTTCAAGACGCGATTCTTATTCAGCATCTCATATGTGAAATACGCATTCGTGTTCTCTGCAATCATGTAGTTTTCATACTCGATTTGCCACGAAACCGTATCTAGCTTCTTCCGTTCTCTGATTAAGAAGTTTCGCGTTTTAATTGTGTGTTTTAAAGCAATCGAGTAGTCCATAGCAACTACAATGGCATCATCATTTGTAATCATACTCTTTGTAAAGAGTTTGATTAACCCCCACATCCAATGGCTTCGATACCATGCAGAGCTGATATAGATTTCCTTTGGCTCTTCCACGAGCGAAGCATAATCGCTGTGCTTCTGGATAAACGGAACTTGACGAATGACAAGAAACGGAGAAAGAACACGGTCGATGACTTCCTTATCAATGACACGGAACTCTTCGTAAATATTGACCGTAGCACGACGGCCACGAGCATTATCATTCGCTGTGACAACCGACACAGAAGACCCATTTTTGAACGTGACTTCAATGTCATTCTGGCTGTCTTTAATCACGTCTATCTCTTCTTGTAGTAATGGCGAATTTGGCAAAATCTCTTTTCTGATTTTTTCAGAGACAATTAGTTTTGCCTGTCCTTTTGTGCCTGACGCCACAACTACCTTTGTACCCGGTCGCAAAATAGCTTCCTTGCACGCCCACACTGCAATCAAAAATGACTTCGCCGCAGATCTGGCAGCTACAATACAGATGCTCGGATAGTAATCCATCAGCATCAGAATAATGTGCTGATAGAGATGCAACGTAATCCCAAAATAATATTCAACAAATCTGCCGGGATTTCGCCGCCAAAACGTCATCCACAGAAGCACTTTCTTTACATGGTTTGGGTCGCCAAGATAGCTGTTCTGCGAGAAATTTTCATGCAAATGTTTTTGGCGGTCATCCATAAGTTTGTCATAATCGAGAGGTTTTTGCTTTGTCGCCACAAAATCACCCCTCAGTCTCAGACAAGTTGAACTCCTTATCCAGCTCCTTAGAGCCAGTCAGCAGGTTCTTCAACGGACGCTTTATAAAACGTTCAACATACTCTTTCAAGTAATCGAAGTCTTTATAGAGTTTCTTATCCTTATAAAACTCAGCCGGAGTAAACTGCTCAATGTCTCGATATAGGACACCAAGCGGTTTCAGTTCCATTTCAGCCTCAACCTTGCGCTTGCGATCTTCAATCTCCGTAGTCGCAGCCTCAATCAACTGCTTGTACGAGTTTGCAAGAGCACCGACACCACCGGCGTCAGAGCGCGTTGCTTTTTGCAGGTTCAACTTCATATAGCAGATCGTCACATAAAGTTCCTCTTGACGTTTATCTTCAGGCTCACCATATTTCGTGACCCAACTGTCGTACTCGTCCTGCAAAGCCTGATACTCACCCTCTTTAAAGCCAGTACCAAACCGCTTTACAGTCTCAACAGGTACTTCAATATCTTCGTTCTGCTCTACCTCTTCTACGGTTTCAGCATTCTCGACGTCAGCTTCCCACTGACGCACAAGTGTGTCTGAATATGTTGTTGCACCACTCGCCGCACGCAAATTCAAGCGAGACACATACACGCTGACTCGATTTCGCGGCTTGCCCTCTGAGCGATTGCTGATTTTGCGGGACATCGCCCAAATGTCTTTGTCAAAGTACATATCTGTTATCTGACAGATCCGTTCCGCCGCAGCATCCTCATCTCCATCATAAAACTTGACATATTGCTCATACAATTCCGCAATACAGTTTCTACAAATAGACAGATACCCGTTGTTTCCTTTATAAATAGGAGACTTTGACGCAGAAAAGTTCGTCTCCTGCTTCTTGTATTTGTGGCCGCAGCAAGTACACCGGTATACATCGTCGCTTTCCACAATCGGTTCAATCTCAACCGGCTTTGCACTCTTTACAACCTTCTTTTTCGCCGTCGTTGCCCTTTTCGGCCTTTTGGCAGGAGCTTTCAAATCTTTGTATGCCACGCCCACACCACCCTTCATTTTAAATATAGAAAACCCCGGCCATTTACGGCCGGGGTCAAATTCGTTTTTAGAACGTTACGCCCATTCATCTTCCTTCATGGTTTCCTCATTTGTGTATTTCATATACATCCTCCATCTTTTTACGCATCATGTCTTTAATGACATAGTCAATCTTGTGCGCAACAGCCACGAAATTACACGCGCAATACCCCTTCGTTGTCATTGCCGCAGTACCGATTCTCACGCCAGACGTCTGCATTGGGGAACGTGTCTCATTCGGAATGCAATTCTTATTAAGTGTGATTCCGTGCAGGTCAAGTTCATCCTGGACTTCTTTCCCTGTCAGTCCGGTTTCAGTCAGGTCAAGCAGAAACAGATGGTTGTCCGTACCGCCCGTCACGACCTTATAGCCGAGCCGAATAAACTCATCGCACATCGCCTTGCAGTTGAGAACCACACGATGAATATATTCTTTGTACTCATCAGTGCACGCTTCTTCGGCGGCGACAGCCTTACCAGCAATGACGTGCTGAAGCGCACCGCCCTGACAGCACGGGAATACAGCACTGTCCACTTTCTTTGCAAGCTCAGGACGGCAGAAAATCATGCCACCGCGCGGGCCGCGCAACGTTTTATGCGTCGTTGTCGTGATAATATCGGCAAGACCAAACGGGGACGGATGATCGCCAGCAACAATGAGTCCTGCAATATGTGCCATATCCACCATGAAATACGGCTTATACTCGTCAGTCGAGTTTGCCTTAATAATATTATAGATGCGCTCGAAATCAATGATGCGACTATAAGCAGATGCACCAGCGAGAACGAGAGCCGGATTACTCTCTTTGATTTTGCGATCAATATCGTCGTAGTCGATGAAACCATTTGCATCCACGTTGTAAAACACGGTGTTAAACAACTTGCCACTGAAATTCACGCTAGAGCCGTGCGTGAGATGTCCGCCGTTATCAAGACTCATAGCAAGAATCGTGTCGCCCGGTTTTAGCACGCTAAAATAAGCGGCCATGTTGGCCTGAGATCCAGAGTGCGGTTGCACATTGACATGATAGTCAGTGTTAAACGCCTCACGCCACTTATCACAGCAATACTCTTCCAGCTCATCGACATACCGACAGCCACCGTAATATCGACCTTTATTTCCAGACGTTCTTACGGCCGGATAGCCCTCAGAATACTTATTCGTGAGGCATGAACCAACAGCCCTCATAACGTCTTCAGATACAAAATTCTCACTTGCAATCAGCTCACAAGTGATTTTCTGACGGTACTTTTCTTTCTCGATGATTTCGAATACTTTGGACTTCAACAAACAGTTCCCCTTCATATGATTTATTATTTCTATGGCGGAGAGTGAGGGATTCGAACCCACGTGGCGTTGCCGCCTAACGGTTTTCAAGACCGCCCCGTTATGACCACTTCGGTAACTCTCCATATGTGAGCCTTAATTGAAATTTGTCAATGTGTCGCGCGTAAGATACAAATACCTGATACCACGCACATAGTCATGGACATACATATTTGAATCGGCGACACAGACCTTCGTATTTCCATACTCAAGATTCTGGAAATCATCGACCGTATGCAACGCACCATCCATATCCACATAGGTGAAAGCATATCGCAGCTCGGTTCCTTTTGACCTTCCGAAAGTATCTGTTTTCGTGTACACATATTGATTTACAGACAGCACTTCGTATGTGTACGGCGTATACGACCGACATTTCCCATCACTAGAGCAGCTTTCTGTCAAAATATACAGGAATTCGGAAATTAGAAGCAACACGAAAAATGCAATCACAGCACAGAAGACCTTGTCGCCACGAGTCATGTTCCCAATCCTTCCTTTGTTGTGGTGCCGGAGGCCGGACTCGAACCGGCACGCCTTGCGGCACTTGATTTTGAGTCAAGCACGTCTACCAATTCCATCACACCGGCAAGATTTGGCGATCAGCAACGCATTGAGCTTACGCAACTAATCGCCCCACCATACGCGATTGAAAACGGGACTTATTGCTGTGCTCATCTCAGCAATGGGATCCCCAAAAGCAGCACGATTTCGCCACTTTTAACACACCACAGCCAATGATACGCATGGCAAAGCCAGAGGCTTGAGCTGTGCGGCCAAACGGCCATTGAAGCTGGCAACCGGACTCGAACCGAAATCCTTCTGCCCGTAAGCAGACGCTCTCCAACTGAGCTATACCAGCGGATCCCTTCGTCTTTCCGAAGCGCCAATCGGGCTTTGTTAGGTGGCGTGCGCACGCGCCCGATACCCACATTTGCATAACGTGGCTTGAATCGAACAAGCATCTACCTCGTATTGTGAGGGCGTTTTACCATTAAACTACACGATGACGAAGCCGTTTTTAACTCCGACGAGAACGGCTAACTCGCCAAGCACTCACCTTCATCCTCATGGGAGCCGCACCCAGTGTGCTCGTAGTGCGCGGTATTGACTGCTACGTTGTGAGACACAACCTCACAGTATGGTGGGCTTTAAGGGACTCGAACCCATGCCCCGCTGATTATGAGTCAGCCGCTCTAACCATCTGAGCTAAAAACCCTTGTGGCTGGGACGGCGGGATTCGAACCCACAATATCAGAGTCAAAGTCTGATGTGTTGCCATTACACCACATCCCAGTATCGCAAAATATTTTATGCATTTCGGATAACTCGCATATTTAATATACCACGAGAATCACGACATGTCAACAACTTTTTATGCATTTTGGATATTTCCAAACATATACTTCACGACAGCACAATGCCTTTCGGCGTCAAGAATGTCAAGCCCATGACCTTTCTCATTCCGCGACGTTGAGCTTTCACCGGCAGCTCGCAAACTCCGGCGGGCATATTTTATTTACTTTCAGATTCCGGCTCAGGCTCTTTGCAATACATATGTTCGACCTTCTTGCCAGTCTTCACAGATTCCTTCAACAGATCGCCAGGCGTAAACGTGATGACCGGGTAATCGTCATACGGCATAGGCAGAAGCGTTTTAGGGTCAGTACCCATACGCCCCTTATGCATTTTCACATCAAAGGCTCCAAAGCCCCTAATGACAACACGCTCTCTCTTGATAATGGCATCAGAAATAATCTCAAAAATATCGTCAATGACATATCGGCTTTGAGATTTTCGATAGCCAAGATCATAAAGTTTATTTACAATATCAATTTTCTTTATTTTAGTTCAACCTTTCAATTTAATTTGATTTGATACGTCGCATCCTTGCCCTCGCGTTCATTAAACACGAGCATCAACTGCCCCGGCGCGGAATACAGACGCTTATTGTTTGCGTATTCATCAACGCCGCAAAGACTAGGCACGATCATTGAGTCAATGCCAAGTTCCTCAAATTCTTCGATGTGATGTTTATCGGCAAGGAGTACATAGTCAATCCCGCTACCATACTTCTTCATAAACAGCGTATTGAGTTTGCGGCCAGCATCACGCACAGAATCAAGGTCGCCATGCGTCGCGCAAACCTTGTAGCCACAGACGTCAAAGTAAAGAAACTCATAATACTCCGCAGACGGGAATACAATGTCCATTCTGTCTTTAAGGCGCTGCTGAAGCCACCACGGAATCAGCCGTTCCATGTTGTCAGCATGGATACTATCTTTCTTATCCTGTACCGTGCGGAGGTGATTACCGTATGTCGCATGGACAACCGTCTCATCAACACAATCAGCAAGACGAGAAATTGCCTGTGCCATAATCTCAGACACCTGCATGACCTGATCGCACACAAGTTCCTCGGACGCGACGCGGCAAGATGTATGAATCGCTCCATGAGCTGCGTCGCCAAGGAGCACGACGTGCAACCGTTTGCATTCGTGCAGGAGCAAACGATTCATTACCTTAGATACGAACTTTTCAACTCGCTCACGGCAAACATCTGTGTCATAGTGATTCCAAATGTTGTCCGCCACAAGACCGTAATGCCAATCAGCAAACACAACAATAGCTTCGTTATCACCGTAATGAATAAATTCTTTCTGCTCTACAAGAGGTTGCAGCTCATTCAAACGATTCGCCGCATCCACAAGCCGGTCTTCAAGGTGCTCTTCCCTACCGAGCTTATCCACGAGCTTGTTGAACTCACGACGCTGGTCAAAGAGTTTCTTTGCCTCCTTGCGCATCTGACCGATTTTTACATCAATCTCATCGGCATAATTGTCTCCATCCACGTTCTGCTCACAAGCGTATTTCTTTTTGAAATACTGCATGACGGAGTACCCAGAATACGGAGTCGTAGATGCAGCTTTGCGCAAGCTGTCTCTGTGAATATTGAGGTCAAGCGCCTCAACGATGTCTTGCCAGTCGAGATCATCGGGCGATTCCTCGACCTTAATAGAAATCAGCCTCAGACCATACTCATAATCACTTTCATTTTCATGCTTTGCATATTTCGGGTTCACACACGCACCACCCATCAACGCCGCTTGGCGGTATGCGTCTCAATTACCCTCGACTGTCGATACTCTCTCAGCGCTCGCATAAGTCTAGGTTCTTCGACGCAATAATAGTGTCCGCGCTTCGAGTCCTGTTTCATCGTGCGCGGGTACGTCTTGTGCGGGAACTGCTTCATCAGTGCCATTTTCTCATCCTTAGTGATAGGAACCAAAAATCAATCATCCTTTAACAACAAAAATAGGATGGAGAATTTCTTCCCCATCCTATATGACCACAAATTGACCAATCTAAAAAACCTAGTGTTTTCAACGGTTTCTGCAATCAACTACAATACGAAATCTTGCAAAATCGCAAATTTTTGTGCATTTTTAACGAAAATTTACGCTGTTTTTGTTGATAACAGAGGGACTTTACGATACCTGCGACCGTAGATTTCAATGGTTCCGGCGTCCGTTTGAACGATCCCTTGCAACGGTTCTCGCCGTTCTTCAAGCAAACTGACAAAATTATCATTCGGGATTGAGAACAACATGGAGAACAAGCTGCGCGAAATATCCTTGTTTGCCGGATCTTCAATCGCCAGCAACAGACGATACGCCGTGTTCGGATTCAGATGGATTGCCTTGATGTACTGCTGGCACTCGTCTTTGATTTCAGCCGTCATAATGGCTTTCATCTCATTATCCAACCCATCGTCCGTACTATTCCAGACCGCCTTAACCTGATCTCTCATGTTTCGCACAAGGCCAAGAATCCGATTGACCTGCGGATACCACACACTCTGCCGCGACTCATTCGGTTTGAGCAGGTCAGAGAACGGAATCGTCTCAGACTTGTAATTCGGATTTCTGTTGCCATTCAAACAATGCTGAAGGTAATCCATCGACGTATCATGGAATCGATAGTTCTTCTTCTCACTATCGTAATACCCTTTCATCCGCGCAATCTTACCAAAGAAATTCGGCTTGATTTGCCGTCCACGCTCATCGTGCTCACAATATTTCTTTTTCAGTTTTTTGATTTCTGCGACACTATCAACTGCAAATTCTTTCTTCGCCTTATCGATCTCAATTCCGGAAAGAATATCCAGCTTTGCAATGTCGCAATACAGTTCCTCTACATCTTCAAAACTGTAACCACCGTTAAGCAAGTCCCAAAGTTTCGTATTGAGTTCCTGCGATAGATTCACGATCTCGCCGATCTTGTTTACCGATGTCTTGATATCCAAATCAGCCTGCTCTTCTTTCGTGTAATGGCGCACGACCTTTTTGGCATCAACAAGACTCGTCGGCACAAGAAACTTATCATAATTCTTTTGTGCTGCACCAATTAGAATCGGATTGTCTGTTAACATAACCACATCGCTGTCAAACCTTTATACCCTCGGTTTCCCGATATTTTAGTACGGGAGTAGATCATCTCATTCACCTTCATAGGTGGGCTGGCGCTTCCAAGCTACGGAGTTTCACCGCAGTGTACCCGGTCTAAGCGTGCATTGCTGTTTAGCTTATTTCCGGTGATCGTTACACCTTACTTTCACTTTCGCAAAAGCCTTGGCACGGTAACATCATGCAATAACACATTAAATAAATTTGAAATTTAAACCTAGATATTGCTTCCCATTATTAGCAGCCGTGGAAATTCGTTGTCTTACATAATCCACGTTAACATCTAAGTTAAATGATTTAATCAAATAGTCAACACATTCACCAATGTAGCCGAAAGGAATAGACGTACCATTATCATTGTCTATCAAAACTACGGGTTTCGAACGCCCATTATGTGTTCCCTTACGAGACAATAATGTTTTCGCAACCTCTGGATGTTGTTGATAAAACTCATGTAACGTCGTATTCCCGTAGTTAGGATTATTCGCCCCTTTAATATCTCGCGTGCAAAAATGCCTTCCCTCGGAAATAGATTGACTGACATTACTTTTGTGATCCAGCCATTCTAAATTATCAAGATTGCAATTCGCCCTATTAGAATCAATGTGATTCACATCGCTATATTGATTTGGATTGTCTAAAAACGCTTCTGCGACAAGCCTATGCGCAAATTTGATTTTACCGACGCCATCCTTTGACAACTTATAAGTCGGATAGCCATCCCGATTAAACCTCTTTGTCATATACCGCCTACGGTAATGATGCTTAACATTATCGTTGCGCACAACGATTCTGTCAACGGAACGCAAATTGCCAAAGTTGCTTATTTCATAATACCCCTCATATCCCTTCACCGGTCTATATTCTTCCATTTGCCACCTCCTTTTAATGAAATCAATAATTTACTTCTGTGTTATGTTTAGATTTCTACCGTTAGCCTCGTTTGAGACACCCTCTATTTAGAGGTTCACCAACCTTTTTACATGAACATTCCTGCTCATGGCGGACTTTTGAGGTTAATCCGCACCTGACAAACGCATCAGTACGTTCTCTCCAATACTATTGATACACACAATATTATTTGTCGCGTTGATATACCGCGAAATTTCCGCGTTATCTTTATTTTTAGTTATCCATACATTCCCCACTGTCACATGAGGGCTACGACTACCAAGCAGAGTTTGTCCGAAGGCAAAACTCTTGTTGTACACATTGCCGACACCAATCTGACTCGTCCCATCAAATTGTCCGATTGCTGAATACAGCATCTCAATCGGATTGCCAAGCAACGTCGAGTAGTTGCCATGTACCAACAAATGCCCTCGCCGCAAGTTCTTTTTGAATGCACGCGAGACATCCTGCACAAACTCATGATACAGTTTTGTCCCAGAAAACTTATCAGTAAGCCCAAGCATCTGATACACAACATCATTTGTCGTTGTAGCAGACGAGATTTTCTCATCAGCTCCGCCATACTTGATATGAAATCTCAAGATGGTCGGGTCGCTTTGAATAAGACTCAGATAGTCAAGAGACGGTTGTACAAGCGCTGATACATCGTCCTGAGACATCTGCAAGGTGTTCAAGAGTTGATAGTGCGTCTGAACCATGTCGCCGTCAAAGAAATGCGTCGGTTTCTCGTATTTTACTACACCGAAGTCGCCGTCCTCATCAAGCAACTGCAACCATTTTTCAAGCGTACCAAATTTCAGGTATTTGATACTGCTCGGCGTCGTAACGATCTTAACATCACTAATATCATTGGCAAATGTCCGGCCATTGAGTTGACTGACATCCGTAATCCCGTGATCTGCAAAGAATTGCTGAAGGTTACAGTTAAAGCACGCCGACTTGAAGAAACGGTTTCGCAAAAGAACCATGCCCTTGTCCTCGTACTCTCCAAGTAAGCTCTTATCAATAAGAGACTGACCGTCCCAAATGCTGTTGCTTACCTTAACTTCCTCCGGCGCAGATGTGAGCCAACCATCGCTGTCCGCCTTGACAGCAATAACCTTGTCTTTGAATACGCTATTATAATCGTCAATGACTAAGAAATTCTCAGGCCGGATGCTAATCAGCCCGATAATGCTGCTCAACGACAGCGCAATATACGCTTCGAGAGCTGCCAAGTCAACCTGCTGCCCTTCCTTGATCTTGAGTCCACACATTTCCCATTTGTGGATACGACTGTACAGTTTTTCGTCTATGAACAAGCATTTACCTACACGGCTACTGCCGCTGCTCCGCTTAAACCGGCAGAATCGAATGCCATCACAAACGAATCCATCCTTGTACAACTTTTCACGAAGTTGCGCCACCGAGTACAGGACTTTCATTGCCTTGCCTGTAAGTTGGTACGCGCCATCCTCGAAACAGAAGTAATCGCCGAGCAATTCATCTGAAATTGGGTTGTCTACTGGCTGTCCAAGCTGAATTGCGGCCAACTCACCGTCAATTAGACACACTCCATCTTTCATAGTTACATCTGACTGGGTATAGCCAAATTTGATATAGAGGCCACTCCCAAAGCGGTTATACTCCTTTACGCTATACTTAAACGTGACGTTAATAACTCTTCTGCAATACTCCTTGCCTCGGATATTGAATGAAAAGTCCATTCGCCTGTAGACTTTCTCATAGATTTCAGGAAGTTTAATAAGGTCTTTACTGTAATCTAAGGTGTTTATAAACTTCCTCGTGTTGATCGCGCCACGATTATCCCCCGTCCGATACCTAATTCCATACCCGCTACAGAAGTCATTGGAATAGTTAGAGAGAAATAAATCCTTGGCATCCGCTGAAATGATATAGACCGCTTTAGTGTTACTTATAAAATATCACCACCGTGACTAAAATCCTTAGTTATGTTGTTATATGTCCTTGCATTTTCACGAAGGATTCTCATGTAAAATGACTCGCTCATATTAAAATCATCTTCTGGTGTGTAGTGCCCGCATCTGGCACTGCACGCCTCACATTGTTCGCACCACAGGCACGTGCCTCGTCTATTTGCCATTACGTTTTTGTTCCCCTCATCTCTCTTGCTTTTTTAAGCCGCTCAACAGACGCAGCTCTTTGCTCGTCTGTCATCTGAACCTGTCTTGGCTTCGAAATCTTTACCAACTTAAACGGAATCTTAGCGTATAGACTGCCATCCTCATTGTCCGCAACAATCTGTACACTGTCAGGAAATTTATCTTTGAGTTTCAGAATCTTATTACGCCAAGTCCATTCGCTCGTAGAAACACCCCACCAATTATCGCCATAAATGTGCTCAATGACAGTTTCTTTGATGTCGTTCACTCAACCACCCTTTCTTTAACCCTTTGCCAGCTCGTCCAGCCAATTAGAAAACAACCGTCTCATTCTGGAACTCGGAATATAAATCCAGATTTCATTGCCGTCTCGAATCGCGCTTCGCCACACCCACTGGATCATCTCACTCAAAGCGTACTCGTCCTCTTTCACCTCAACGCCATAGCTGCTGAAATATCGCTTCATAAACGGATTCAGATATGGGTTGATACAATAAGCAAGATGACATCTATCTCTATACTCATTAGTGGCTCGCGCAGCACATTGAAGGTAGCTCTTCTTCCAGCGTCCATTTGCAACATCATCCATATAGCGTTTGTATGTTGTCCATAAAGCCGTTTTGCTGTTCGCGTTATAAATGTTGCCAAAAACGTTCGCCAAATTTTTGCTGAGTTGCCGAACTGATATTCTTTCGTCCTTACCACGATTTTTCTGATACCATGCGACTGACAAAGCGGTAGATTTGTCGCCAATTGAATTGATTTTTTTATTATTCAGAATGTGAATCTGATATTTTAGCAACCGCGCATATTCTGGATTTTTTCCCTCTGTGCTAAACCGATAATGCCCGTCTTCGACCACAGTTCCAATTTTCTCAAATTCAATACCGTATATGTCAAAATAATACTTATGAACCTGCGAATCAAATAAATAAGTTAAGATGATGACTTCCTCAAACGCCTCGAAAACTTTAATTGGAAAAGTCCACACAAAAACCGTATTGTTAAAGCGCCTCACTCGACCAGATGTAAATATGTCTTTATATTTCTGAGCAAAAACATTTTTATCATCCGTAGAAATCCAATCAATATATCCATCAGCATCAATACTAATAAGCCTCAATTCTTGAAGAGTATTGAAGTCGCTTTCACCAATGCTAAGTTCTTTAACGGCTTCAAACGATTCATCAAAAATGAGCTTATAATGACCATCGTGAATAAGTTGCGTCATCTCCGGATCGCACCTTTTAAATAAAGCGTGCGTTGTCGCAATACACCGTTTTTCTCCCAAGAGTCTAAGGAAATCGACATACTTTCCTCGTCCATAATCTTGCGGATCAACAAAATTGCGCTCCGGACAACCATTCTTAATACGCTCGACCTCACTAAGATACGGCGTCACAAAAATGTACCGGCTGTCTAAATCCTCATTCATCTGAGTAATGGCGCTCTCGGTCTTCCCGCTACCCATAATGGAGTCGCAAACCTTAATTTTTATTAGCTATCGTCCCCTCAAATCTCTTCATTTAGCCAATTCCGGATGATCCTGCGGCAAACCTCATTCGACGAATATTGGAAATTCGGGATTGCCGCGCAATCTCCGTCACAGACAATATCGCAAATACTACGAATACATTTTTGGCTCATTGCATACGCCAGCAAATCTGGACTCATCGCCCGATAGTATTCAATTCTTCTCATACAACATTCTCGCCTTCATATTTCGACAATTTTTCTTGGTACTGCTCAATGTACCGTTTAATTTCTACATCTGCCTGCCTCACGCCATCCATGTAAGCACGAAAAATCTTGTAGTCTGCCTGCCGCGCCTCAATCATATCCTCAATTACCTGCACAGCTTGCGAAACAGCAGCACTCGCAGACGGAGAAAGATGTATATGATTCCGGTTGTTGCGAAGCAAATATTTCAGATCAGCGATAACGGCTCTCGCATCGTCAACATTCGGTTCGAAATTCCTATCGAATACCATAGCGCACCTCTCTGTACTTCCCATTCACGCACCGACCAGATTTGATGCCAGGCGTCTTACGGATCTTCTCTCTACGATAGCCACACTCCACACAAAAATGGCAATCAATCAGCACAGACGCATGAATCGTCGTGTGAAAGAGATTCGCGCCACACACAGGACAAACGTCAATTTCCATGTTTATTCACCCCGTAATTACAAAAATCGAAAGGATAGGCCGAAGGCAAGACTCCATGATGTCGAGGATGCTCACAACTACCAAATGAACAGTGTTTGCAATCCTTGCAATAGACAATCTCAACCGGAACACACCGCTCCATGCATCTTAAAGCCATCCTGATACCACAACGCACTGCATCGCCGAACCGGCCATCAGGCACTTGAGCACGTTCCTCAAGCAGAAGTTGT